ATTGCTGCGCAGGTAAAAGCTTCGAGGAACTTTATCAAGGGAATAGAGGTTGTAGTGATTGCTAATTATGAGTAAAGTAACAACAATTAAAAACCAAAATAAACTTCGTGTTTATTTAGAAAAAATTAAGAATGAGCCTAACACTCAATCAAATAACAAAGCAAATAACGACACTCGGAAACGACCACGAACAAATTAACTTTGTTTACTTCGGCGATGTGTGGGAACGTTTAAGCAATGGCGAGGTTACTTACCCTGCTATGTTCTACACTTTAACAGGTGCGACTATAAACGCTAAAAATATTACTTACAATTTTAGCCTTTATTTTATGGACAGAATGTTAATGGAAGAAACAAACGAAACCGAAGTACTTAGCGATATGACTTTAGTAGGTCAAGACATAGTGGCTCAGTTAAGATATCCTAAAGCTATTTGGGATATTGGCGATACTGCTCCTTTGACTTACTTTACTGAGAGCGACCCTGACTATCTTGCAGGAGTTAAGATAGACATTACAATGGAATTACCTTACTTAAACGATAGATGCGCCGTACCATCTATATACGCATATTAATGGCTTGTGTATATAGACATATTAGGCTTGATAAAAATGAGCCATTTTACATTGGTATTGGCAAAGATACTAAAAGAGCATTCTATAAACTTAGAAGGAATGGATTGTGGAATAACATAGTTGCAAAGTCGGAATATGAAGTAGAAATACTTATGGAAGATATAAGCTATCAAGAAGCATTAGAAAAAGAAAAAGAGTTTATTTCTTTATATGGCAGAATAGATAAAAAGACAGGAACTTTAGCTAATTTAACAGATGGTGGAGAAGGAACGATTGGTGCAATTAGAAGCGAAGAATATAGAAAAAATGTAAGCAAATCTTTAACAGGTAGAAAAATACCTCGTGAAATAGTTGAAAAAATTAGGAATACAAATAAAGGAAGGGTATTTAGTGCGGAAAGAAATAAAAAAATATCTGAGGCACGAAAAGGAGTAAAGAGACCATATATGCAATATGGGGAACACCCAAATGCTATTAAAATTTGTAATAGTGTTACTGGAGAATGTTATAGTTCAATGAAAGAAGCATCTGAAAAGACAGGTATAAAATATTCTACTTTATCAGGAATATTGAACAGAAGTAAAGTAAATAAAACAAACTTATACATACTAAAATGATAGGAAAAAAGATTAACCAATTAGCTACCGAGTTAGCACCAGTTAGCACCGATTTAACTATTATAGGCGACCCGACAACAGGAGTAAGTAAGAAGATTACACTTGCTCAATTAGGTGCGATATTTAGCGGTGCAGTTAGCTTTTATACTGACTTAGCTTCCTTCCCTGCAACGGGCGATATTAACGTTATCTATTGTGCTAAAGACACGCAGAAACTTTATTTATGGAGTGGCAGTGCTTATGTAGAGGTATTCCCTTCACAAGCTTTATTAGACACTTATCAATTAAGAAGTGAGAAGGGCAACGCTAATGGTTATGCTTCTTTGGATAGTGGCGGTAAAGTTCCTATCAGTCAATTACCGAGTTCTATTATGGAATACAAAGGAACTTGGAACGCATCTACAAACACGCCAACACTTGCAAACGGAACGGGCGACACGGGAGATGTTTATATTTGTAACGTAGCAGGAACAGTGAACTTTGGTGCAGGTGCAATTACTTTTGCGGTTGGCGATTATGTGATTTATAGCGGTACTATTTGGCAGCGTTCAAGTGGTGCGGTAGGTACAGTTACAAGCGTAGCTGCGTCTATTACGGGCAATAGTGTTACGATTAGTGGCTCACCTGTAACAACATCGGGAACTTTGGCTTTTGCTTTTGCAGGTACTACTTCTCAATATGTAAGAGGCGATGGAACTCTTGCAACCTTCCCGTCTATTATCAGTCAAGCACAAAACTTAGTTACTGAGATTTACAACAATACAGGAGCAACTTTAACTAAAGGAACGATTGTTTACATCTCTGGTGGTCAAGGTAACTTACCAACAGTAAGCAAGGCTCTTGCAAGTGCAGATGCAACTTCGGCTCAAACATACGGAGTAGTACAAGCTGACATAACTAATATGAATAATGGTTATGTTGTTGTTGCAGGTCGATTGACAGATTTAGATACTCAGGCTTACACAAACGGAACGCAACTTTATTTGAGTTCTACAACGGCAGGTACTTGGACAAGTACAAAACAATATGCACCTAATCACTTAGTATATATTGGAGTTGTAGTAAGGGCACACCCGACACAAGGGGTTGTAGAGATTAAAATACAAAACGGATACGAGTTAGACGAACTACACAACGTAGCTGCTCAAACACCTACAAACAATGACGGGTTATTTTGGGAAGCATCAACAAGCCTTTGGAAAAACAAAAGCATAGCGACTATCTTAGGCTATACTCCACAAGCACAATTAAACGGAACAGGGTTTGTAAAAGCATCGGGTACGACTATAACTTACGATAACTCTACCTACTTAACTACATCGGCAGCAGCTACTACTTACTTACCTTTGGTATTAAGTTCTACTGCAAATGTTGTAGATATTAACGGGCAACAATTTAACATCTGGGGTTCTGCAAGTGGCTTTACTTCAGGCAGAATAATTATAGACCCAGTATTTAGTGCGATAGGTTATCAAAACGCAGGGGTATTTGACGGCTTGAAAATCTTAACAAATGGTAATGCGGAGTTTAGCAACTCAGGTGTTACAAGGTTTTTTAATCAAGTTAGATTTGATAGCACATTAACAAACGGCACTTATACTTATACGCTTCCAGGAGCAACGGGAACTATTGCTTTAGTAGGTGGCGCAGGTGTAGGAACTGTAACAAGTGTTTCTGCTTTAACAATAGGAACAAGCGGAACGGACATAAGTTCAACTGTTGCAAATAGCACAACAACTCCTGTAATTACTTTAAACGTACCTACTGCAAGTGCAACGAATAGAGGTGCTTTAAGTAGCACCGATTGGACTACGTTTAACAACAAGCAAAACGCTTTAACTAATCCAGTAACAGGTACAGGTACTACTAACTACCTACCTAAGTTTACAGGTACAAGTACAATAGGTAATAGTATTGTGCAGGAAAGCGGAAGCGTAATAAGTATTGCAGGAAGTTTAAGCACACAATCCGACTCTGCATATTATAGAATTAAAAGAGCAGGTGGAACAGATTTAGGTTATATAACTGACTCTACAACTTGGGGTGCATCTGGAACTGATTTTACAATAGGTGCATCAAGTTCAAATCTTCGTTTCTTTACTAATAATAGTGTAACGGAGAGAATGCGTCTTGACGCTTCAGGCAATTTAGGATTAGGAGTTACACCGAGTGCGTGGAATAGTAGTTTTAAAGCAATTCAAGTTGGTGTAGGTGCTTCTTTTTGGGCATCTAATATAAGTACTCTTCCGTATGCTTATATGAGTTCAAACCATCTTTATGATGCAGGAAATACACATAGATACATAATCAATGGTCTTGCTACTTGGTACATTCAAGAAGAAGGCACACATAAATGGCTAACCGCTCCTTCAGGAACGGCAGGTAACGCTATATCCTTTACCCAAGCAATGACGTTAAACGCTTCAGGTAATTTATCTATTGGAAACACTAATGATAGTTTTAAACTTGATGTAACAGGTACAGGAAGATTTACTAAAGAATTATATTTAAATAGTGCAAGTGGTTCAACAGGTGCGCAAGGTTTTTTATTCTTTAATAGTGGACCAAATTCAGCATCAAGAAATTGGAGAATATCTAATGACCAAAATGCTTGGGGTGATTTTGTTATACAATCATCATCAACACAAACAGGTGGAATTACTAATACTCCTTTCTCAATAGCCTCTACAGGAGCAGCTACATTCTCAAGTAGTGTAACGGCAACGAATGTTATATTATCTGCGACAGGTTATTTAGGTTTTGGCGGTGGTACAAATTATATTGAAGGAGATAATGCAAATAATATTATTCGTATTGGTACAAATAATACTACAAAAGTTACTATAAATGGTTCAGGTAACGTAGGTATAGGTACTACATCTCCAAGCACCTTTTTACACGTTTTAGGTTCTAATACGTCTGCAAGAGGTCAATTATCAATACAATCAAATAATACTTCAAATGCCGCAAAAGCAACTTGGTACTATGATACTTTTAATAGCGGGGAAATTGGTACAACAGGAAGTGATTTTTATGGTTTAGCAACAAATAACTTTTTATTCTATGCAGGTGGAAGCGAACGTATGCGCATAACAAGTGGGGGGACGCTTTGTGTAAAAAGAACAAGTGCTCTAAGTAGTGCTTATAGTATGGCAATACAAGAGGCGATAGCAATGTATGTTAATGCAAACGGAAACAATATGATTAACTTCTTTAATGCAAGTGAAACTTATGTTTCGTCTATTGTTGTTAATGCTTCAAGTGTTGCTTACAATACATCTTCGGACTATCGACTTAAACAAGACCTTAAGGACTTTAACGGACTTGATTTATTAACTAAGATTAAGACATACGATTACGAATGGAAGTCGGACAAAAGCAGGTCTTATGGTGTTATTGCTCACGAGTTACAATCAGTAATTAACTACGCAGTAACAGGAGTAAAAGACGGAAAGGAAATGCAAGGAGTAGATTATAGCAAAATAGTTCCTGTACTTATCAAAGCAATTCAAGAATTAAACGATAAAATAAAATAATATGACAACTTTTAAATGGGTAGTATCACAAATGGACACCGCACCGAGCGAAGATGGTTTAACCGATGTAGTTAAAGTAGTGCATTGGCGTTACCAAGCAGAACAAGTAGACGGAGAAAAAACTTACAATGCTGAGGTATACGGAGCGATGGCGTGTGCTACACCTTCGGACACGGACTTTACCGCTTATGACGATTTAACTTACGAGCAAGTATGCGAGTGGTTAGTTGCAGGTAAAAACGTAGAAGCTATGGAGTTAAACTTAGATACTCAAATCGAGAACCTTAAGAACCCACCTATTATTAACTTGCCATTACCTTGGGAAAAATAATATATCTTTACAAATAAAAAACAACGTATGAAGTACAAACAACTATTACAATTAGTAAGCAGCATTAATGTCGTTATCGGCAACCAGGACACAAAGACACAAAAGAAGCTTTTTAAAATCTACGAGAAGGTTAAAGCCTATCACGAGGACTATCAAGCAGAAGTTGAAATTTTGCGTTTAGACAATGCACAAACGGATAGTAACGACTGCTTATTGCTTACGGACAAAGGGGAGTACAAATTCTCAAAGGAAGGCATCAAGAAGCTGACTAAAGATATTGAAGCCTTAAATGATAAAGAATTTGATTTTCAAATAATTAACGTAGTTAATCCCCAGGGTTTAGAAGATTTTACATTCTTACAAGATTGGGTAACTGGCGTAGAATTTAACAAACAAGAAGAAGAAGAACTATAATGGCAAATAACCACCAAGCAGACCAATCAACAATCGTATCATTAGTTAGTGCTACAATTAGCATTACAAGTATTCAACCACTATTCACATTGTTGGCGAGTTTGGTGGCTATTGTTTCTGGCGGTATGGCAATACGTTATTACTACAAAATGACCAAAAAGCTTAAATGAGATTAATACTTTTAGCCTTATTGCTTACTTCTTGCGCTTCGGTTAAGAAGTTTGAAAAGCGTTATGATAGCACGGGGACAACTAAGATTGACTCCGTGCATCTTACTTTTTACGATAGCGTAACTAAGATTATAGAAAAGGAGCAGGTATTTACAAAAGAGGTTACTATATACGACACAATCCGTGTAACAAAGGATAGCATTATAGTAGTTCCCAAAATCGTAACTAAGTGGATATACCAAACAAAAGACAAGCAGACAGACAATAGCTTAGTTAAAAAAGATACAATAGCTTTTAATCGCACAGAAACGGCTCAAATTTCGATTGTAGATAAAAACAAGGTAAGTACTGCCAATAACTTTTGGAAGGCTCTAATCGGTCTAATAATAGCTATTGTGTTAATTTTAGCATATTGGAATAGATTATGGAAGTAAACAAAGCAGGTAGAGATTTAATAAAGCAGTTCGAAGGCTGCAAATTAAAGGCGTACAAATGCCCTGCGGGTTTATGGACAATATCGTGGGGTTTAACTTTTTACCCTGACGGAACGAAAGTAAAAGAAGGCGATGTTATTACGCAGCAACAAGCAGAAGATTACTTTAACGCAATAGTCGATGACTTTGCAAAAGGTGTAGATGTGCTTGTAAAATCAAATGTAACTGCAAACAATTTTTCTGCGATTGTTTCGTTTGCTTTTAATGTAGGTATGGGGAATTTTAGGAGAAGCACTTTACTAAGGAAGGTAAACGCAAACCCTAAAGACCCAAGCATTAGGGCAGAATTTATGAAATGGACACGAGCCAACAATGTGGTGCTTAAAGGGTTAGTGAGGCGGAGAGAGGCTGAAGCTAAACTATATGAGCAACTTTAGAACTATATTAGTTAATTTATTATCAGACGAAAGCAACAGTATTAGCCACAAAAGAGTGGTTGCAATGCTTGGCAGTTTATGTCTTTTTATTTCTTTGTTCTTAAACATAATCTTAAAAATTAACCCAAGCGATAAGTTGGTCGATGCCGTCTTGTATCTTACGCTATTTGCTATGGGTTACACCACAATAGATAAATTCAGCAAAAAATAAATAATGCTAAAATCAAAACGCAAACGCCTCTACTTCGATTTGGAATCAAGTCCGAACATCGGTTTCTTTTGGAGTGCAGGTTACAAATTAAACATATCAACCGAAAGCATTATTAAAGAACGGGCAATCATTTGTATATGTTACAAGTGGGAAGATGAGAAGGAAGTCCATTACTTACAATGGGATAGCAAACAAAACGACAAAAAGATGCTACAAAAGTTTGTAGAGGTAGCCAATACTGCTTCGGAACTTATAGGGCATAACGGAGATAAGTTTGATTTGCCGTGGATAAGAACCAGGTGCTTATTTCACGGGATAGATATGTTTCCTTCTTATACAACTATTGACACGCTTAAAATAGCCAGAAGTAAGTTTAGATTTAATAGCAACAAGCTTAATTACATAGCTGACTACTTAGGCATTGGCACTAAGATTAAGACCGAATATAGTTTATGGAAAGACATCGTTCTGCATAAGGACAAAGTAGCTATGGCTAAAATGATTAAGTACTGCCAAAAAGATGTTATATTATTAGAGCAAGTATTTAATGCACTTAAAAACCACATCGAACCTAAAACACACTACGGAGTTATCTTCGGACAAGATAGAGGCTCTTGCCCTGAATGTGGGAGCGATGACTTGATTATTTCACTTCGTAGAACAACGGCAACTGGTGTAAAGAAAATACAATACAAGTGTAAAACTTGTTTTAAGATACATAGCAAAACCGACAAATAAATGGATAGTAAAATACTTAGCTTAGTAATTGAAGATATGCGCAGCCGTGAGCAAGTAGGTAAAAAGAAGTACAACTGCACAATGGACAGGGAAGATTTATCGACAGGCGAATGGATAACACATTTGAAGCAGGAGCTACAAGATGCGATTTTATATTTAACCAAACTTGAACAAATACACAATGCGCCTCAAAAAGATATTTAGCTTCGGCAACATATTAGATCGTGATACCTACGAGCAATTAAGGGAGTTAGATTACACCAATCCTAACTTCAAGGGTTGTGCTGACGAGTTCCAGTTTAATCGTGAATGGTGGGTAATGTTAGATCAAGGCGAAATAGTAGCTTATTGCGGATCAATTTATTCTAAAGGCATTTGCATATTTAATAGGGCGTGGGTTAGAAAAGATTATAGAGGGCAGGGCATACAAAGAAGAATGATTAAGACCAGGTTAAAAGCAGCATCTACTTTTTGCCATATAGCTATTACTTATACTACCTTAGACAACTTCCCTTCGGCTAATAACCTTATAGATTGCAAGTTCAAGCTTTACTTACCCGAATATTCATACGGGGGACACGATAAACTTTACTTCCAGAAGCTTTTATAGGTAGTATTTTTACTACTTTTGGCTACATTTTACTACCGACTTTGGCAAGTTTTAGCTTTACTTTATTACAATTTTAGTTAATATATAGCTTTACTTTGTACGTATTTGCGTACAATTAAAAATATTTTTTTGACTTTTGCACTTTGTATTGTGTAATGTGTTATCTTTGTTGAAACAAAACACAATATGACACATTTAACCACTTACCAAATGTTCCAATATCAGCGATACGGGAACATATTAATTGACGGGAGCAGGAGTACATCAAACCCTTACGACCCCGCTTTACTACCTAAAAATTACGACTACGAAGATGACGATTATACGTTTACTCGTTGGGTAGAAAACAATGCAGAACTTGAACTTTTAAAAACCGAATTATATGAAGATTGAATTTGTAAAAGAAACTAACCACAGAGGCGATGTTTACTATTATACAACAGTAGATGGTCGCTACCAAAAAGACACTATATCGTTGGACTACTCACAAGCCTATGAAATATTTATAGCTATGAAAAAAAAACAAGAGCCGACTATCGAAGTATTAGAACATTATATTATTGACGAAACAAAACCAGAAACAAATGAGCCTAATTAAAATTCAACAGGAACTAAAAGCACCTAAAAACCAATTCAATGCTTTTGCTAAATACAAGTACCGAAGTGCAGAAGATATTATCGAAGCTGCAAAACCTATCTGTCATAAGTACGGCTACGCTTTAATGTTAAGCGATGAGGTTATAGAAGTTGGCGGTAGAGTTTATGTAAAGGCTACGGCTTGTCTAAGTAACGGAGAAGACAACATCACCTGTACGGGTCTTGCTCGTGAAGAGGAAAACAAAAAAGGAATGGACGCTTCGCAGATTACCGGAGCAGCAAGTAGCTATGCCAGGAAGTACGCACTTAACGGATTGTTTGCCATAGATGACACTAAAGATGCAGATGCTACCAATGAGCATAAAGACGAAGTAAGCGAAGGACAAAAGGCGTTCTTGATTGAGCAGTTAGACAAGACAAAGTTTACTCAGGAACAAAAGTATAAAGCTATTGAGAAAATCAAAGCTATCAAGAGTTTAGACGAATTTAACAAGATTAAAGAAACAATAAAGAAAAGCTAATGAGGGAACTATTACCATTTGAAAGGCAGATGCTCCTGGCGGAAGTTTACCATTACGCTTGGTATAACGAAGAGGCATACGAGGACTTATTAGCCTTTATTAAAAAGTATGAAAACAAATTAGACAAACCTGTATTTTTTAACCCAATCAATAACAATGA